AGCTTTAAATGATCCTGTTGCTAATTTATCTGCTTTAAGTAGAGCTGGGATTCAATTTTCAGCAGAACAAAAAGCAACAGTGAAATCTTTAGTTGAAACTAACGATTTAGCTGGAGCTCAAACTCTTATTCTTGCAGAATTAGAGAAACAATATGGAGGAAGTGCAGAGGCTGCGGCGCAAGCTGGTATGGGGCCAATTACTCAACTAAATAATCAACTTTCTGATTTAAGCGAACAAATAGGAGCAAGACTTGTACCTATGGTACAAACTTTTGTCACATGGATTACTGGTTTAGCAGAAAAATTTGATGGACTTTCAGAATCTACAAAAGATAGCATTGTAAAATGGGGATTAATGTTGGCTGCAGTTGGTCCTATTCTTATAATTATTGGGAAAATGTCTACTGGAATAAGCGCATTAATTCCAATTGTAAAATCTTTAACTGCTACTCTAGCAGCAAATCCTTGGCTTATTTTGGTTGCTGCAATTGTTTTAGTTTCAAAAGCTTTATATGATTTTGCTACTACAACACATGGAGCGGCAAAAGCTAAACAAGATTTACTTGCTGTTGAAAAAGATGCAATAGTAGCGGCAAAACTTGAAGAGAGAATGCTGCTAAATAAATTAAAACTTGCTAGAGATGTAACAAAGTCTGATGAAGAAAGAGAAGGGGCTATAGTTGAGTTGAATAATAAATTAGTTGGATTAAATGGAACTTTAAATTTAGAGAATATAGCAGAAACAAATGTAACTAATGCTATAAATGAACATACTGAGGCATTAATTAACCAAGCTAAAATTGCTGGGATTACGGATCTTATCACAGAAAACTTTACTAAAATGACAAAAGCTAGCTTGGATGGAAGAGAAGCAATGGCAGGCATGTTTAGTATTGAAGGATTTTTGCAAACAGGAACTCATTTTGCCAATACAGTTGGAGGAGTATTAGAAGGAGAAGATGTAATGACCGCTGGAAAGAATGCTGGGAAGGAGTTGGTTAATAATTATATGGACGGATTAAGTGAATATGAGGTGTTGTTAAATGCAGAACTTGAAAGATTAGGAGGTAAGACTCCTCCTCCTATTATAGTGGAAGCAAAATTAGGAGATGCTGGAGATTTGATGGATAATTGGACTCCCCCAGATCCAGAAGATTTAGATCCAATAGAAGTAGAAGTAGAAGTAGATCCAAAAGATATAGCAATAAAACAATTGGAAGAGTTTTATGCACAATCTCAAAACCTTAATAAACGAGATTTATTAGAGAAAACACTAACTGAAGAAGAATATAACGAAAAATCTTTTAATGACAAAGTCGCTCATTTAGAAGGGATGAAAACTATTTATGAAGTATTTGGGGAAAGTACCACAAAAATAGATGGAGAAATACTTGATGCAAAACTTGCAGGATATAAAAAAGAGGAAAAGGCAATTGTAGAAGTAAAGAGTAAATTAGAGGAATTTACAGAAGAACTAAAAAAGAATATTGAAGATCTTTTTGGAGGTTTTGATTTTGATGAAATAGCTGAAGGGTTTGCAGTTGCTTTTGATGGGGCTCTTGCTATTTTTGATTCTTTTAATGAAAAAATGAGAGTAAAAGCTGAGAATGCAAGAAAAGTAGAAATGGATGCGCTTGATGCAGATTATGAAGAGAAAATGGGGGCGCTTGATGCAGATTATGAACAGAAAAAAGAAAGAATAGAAGAGTCTTTATTAAGTGAAGAAGAAAAAGAGAAAAAGTTAAGAGATTTAGAAAAAGCTACAGCAGTCGTAAAAAAAGATTTAGATGAAGATACAGCAGATGCAAAAGTTGCTATAGAGGAAGAAACAGAAGCAAAAATGGCTAAAATAAAAAAGAGGGAAGCAATTAAAAATAAAGCATTGGCAATAATGTCGGCAATAATAAACACTGCAAAAGGTGTAACTGCCGCGCTACCTATTGTACCCTTAGCGATTGCAGTAGGTGCTATGGGTGCAATACAAATTGGACTTATAGCTTCAACTCCCCTTCCTTTAGCTGAGGGTGGGATTGCTACTGGCCCAACAACAGCTTTAATTGGAGAATATGCTGGGGCAGGTTCTAATCCAGAGGTTGTAGCTCCGCTCGATAGACTAAAAGGGCTTTTAGGAGAAAGTAGCCAACATATAACAGTAACTGGAAAATTAGTTGGAAATGATATATGGCTATCTAATGATTTTGCTGGAGAACATAGAAAACGATTTACATAAAAATTAAATAGAAATGGCGGCAGGAGAAAAATTTTCAACAACCTATTATTCGTGCAATGGATGGGAATATGAATTAGTTATTTATGATACAATTGATGGGGGTGGAGGTGCTTTAGATTTTACTATGGGAGAAGCTCCAGTTTTATCCTATGATTCTGCTGGGGATGATAAATTAAGTCCTCTAATGTGTTCTACTTTGACTTTTGGTTTTATGGTGGAAAATATTACTCAGCAAGCTTGGTTTAATAATATAAGAACAGCCGCTTATGCTGAGAGAGATATTTATGCAACTTTAGTAAAAACAACAACTCAAGAAGTATGGTCTGGATATTTAATTTTAGATAGGGGAAACAAAGAGGATGTTTCAATGCCTTATGAAATTAAAATGAAATTTATTGATGGATTAGCTCTTTTAAAAGATATTGATTTTGTTCCCGATGCAAGTTCTACAAATGCTCCATATAGTTACGCAGATACATTTTTAGATCATGCACACACAACTGGAATAGGATATAAAAGTATAGTATGGTGGTTGGCACAAATCTTATCTAATGCAGGAATTGCAGATTCAACAGTTGGAGCAAATGATTGGAGAATTGTTACAGCTAATAATTGGTATAATGAGGAGCATGGAGAGGATGCAGCTTGGGCAACAAAAGATCCTTTAAAACTCACTGCAATTAATGCAATGCAATTTTACAAATCAGTTAGTGATGATGATGTGGCAACTCAAGCCGCTTTGTATGAAGCTCTGAATTGTTATGACGCTTTAGTTGCAATTTGTTCTACATTTGGACTAACTGTTGTCACATTCATATGATTTAGTTCTTCTTTATGAAAGTTCCATAGTTCTTTAAAGTTGATATTTACTCCTTTCTTATCTCTATCGCTAACTATTTGAAGATTTCTTCTATGCATATACCATTCTGAAAGTTCTAACGAAAGATAGAGAGTTGGAATTTGTAATTCAGGGTCAATAAAATCATTTTGGACATCATAACCTAATGCTAGGTTTTGAGCTAAAGTAGTTTTATTTGAACCTGTACTTCCAAATATAGTAACAAGTTCTCCGGGATATACATCACAATCAATCTGTTCAGGTAATCCAAGTAATTTGCCTAATTGTACTATTCTTCCTTCGAAATTTGTTTCTAATCTATCTTCTAAAGATTTTTGCAAATCAACTGATGTAAGAATATCTATACTATAGTCTTTTCTCTTATAGAATACACACTTAGGATTACAATGCTTAGACATTAAAATGTCATTACACTTGTAATTATAACCTCTATTGTATG